ACACCACCGCCATAGTTCGCGTGACCTACACAGATAAAATATTTCATGTTGAAATTCTCCTTTCAAAAAGGAGGGCGATCACTCGCCCTCGTCAATATCCTCTCCATCTTTATTGATTGCCTTGTCTGCCACTTCCAGTCCCTTGATCAGAATCTTCGGGACGTCAACTCCCATCTCCACCAGATTCTCACAAATAGACCTGATCTCATTTACCAACAGGGATGCCAGGACAAAGAAGCCAAGTAATGTGGTGATTCCCAGATCAACACCAAGCGTCTTTCCGATCTCCACAAACACTGCTGACGCTCCAAAGGCTACCGCAATCATGATCCAGTAAGCCAGTTTTTTCAGGACTCCTTTCCATCCGGCTTTGGAATTTTCCTTGTGTGTCAGTCTGGCTTTCATCCAGCCTGTGATCCAGTCAGCAACATTAAATGCCAGAAATAATGCAAACAGGATCCAGTGCTCTCCAAAGATATAGCTCAATACAGCAACAGCTGCGCCAACAATGGCATTATACGTATCAATCACCTTCATAATTATGTGTTCTCCTTCTTATTATATTATTTTATGGTATAAAAATAAGACCGGTTACACGGTCTCGCTCTGGGTTCGTTCATATTAGCACCTCATTCTTTCTTAAAAATTCATAATAAAAGACACCTCTGTGGGTGCCCTTTAGCATAAATTCTTATTTTTAGACGACAAAATAGTGAGACTTCTGGCAAGACATTTTCAATAACTCTCAGAGATAATATTTCTGCTAATTCATTCGCAAGATGCATCGTTTTTGGAAAGCTATGTTTAGTATATATGAATTTATATCCTAAAAAATTTTTCAATGATGGTGATATATTGTTTGATTTATCTGTTAGTGCAAAAGAAATGACTTTTGCTGCAATCAATAGCGGATTAGCTGATTCCTATATTCAAGTGTCAGAAAACAAAATCTATTATAAGGGTACGCAGAACAGCAGTCGAATAAGAGGTGAAATTTTATTTCTGGTTAGTTAAAAAACAATGATCTTTAAAAAAGAATCCGTTTCCGCAAATTCAGCTACCTCAATTACATTAATGGGAAACAAACAATATTTAATTGCATTCTCTAATTCATTTTATTCTTTCCCACGAATTCCAAGTACCTCCGTAGCAAGTACGCGTAGCAATTATTTGACTAGAATAATATATTTGTCGTTGATAATTACGATTAAAGCAATAACCGATGAGTATGCCACCAGATCCTAGTAACACTGGATGGGCAACGTTTAGAGCGACCGCTCGGTAATATATGGTTGAATCACTTGAAACAATATTGAAAGCCGAATCATCACCGGAATATTTTATACTTTCTTTTAACGAAACAAATGACTTGCTCTCACTATTTTGCTTGCGACCCTATTTCTACTATAAAAATACGCCAATTTTCGCTATGGCCGCATTTGCCCAAGCCACCTTTTCAGCCGGCTTATTCCTGTCCTATGAATCTCTTTATTATGCCATCAATCTCATAAACGAAGCCTTTACTGTCTCGTCTTTCACTGAGACATACAACATGGTAGTATCAGGTTTAGCGTGTCCTGCATAAGCCTGTATTTCCTGTAATGGAATTCCCCTGGTTCCTGCATCTGTGAGTAATGTCCGCCGGAATTTATGTGGATGCGCATGTATTCCGGCTTCAGCTCCCAGCTTTCGCAACATTGTCTGAATGGCTTCTCTTTGCAGCCTGCTGTATGGTCTTCTGTCTGTAACAAAGAGCGCCGGATTGTCATCCTTCCGACTTTCAAGATATTTCTTAAGATGGTATATGCAGCCTTCTGTAAGATATACTTTCCTCTCTTTCTTACCCTTCTGACCATAGATCACAATCTCACGGTTCGGAAAATCAACATCCTCACGGTTAATCGACACTACTTCTCCAATACGTCCAGCCGTACTGTATAGTAATTCCATAATAGCCACATCACGTTCTGTCTTTGCAATGTCCTTAAGATGTTCTCTTTCTTCTGCGGTATAAGGTTTTTTCAGTTTCTGCGGCACCTTTACTCTTCGAAGTCTCCTGGATGGATCACGATTAATATAGCCTTCATCTGTAGCCCAGGTGAAGAAGCTGCTTATGTAGTGCCGCAGGGTTTCCAAATATGACAGAGATATTTTCCGTTGTTCCTGATACATTGCCAGGTAATATCTCAAGTCATTCGTTGTAATCTCATGGATCTTCTTGTTGATACTTTCAAACAGCATACCAATACAACGCCTATAAGCCAGTAGTGTAGATTCTGCGCAGTTCTCCAGGCGTTTACTGGCTATGTACATTTTAAGTATTCTTTCCCAGTGCCGTTCTGATGTCACCAGCTGAGTACATTCTTCTCTTACTTCCAGACCGTGTAAACTAATCGCCAGGACATTTTCCAGCTTTTGAAGCTGCTCATCTGTCAAGCTATCCTGCATTGCTGCCACCACATTTTTAATTAAATTCTCTGTCATAATGACATCACCTCCTTACCACAAGTATAGCTGTACCGTGATAAGGAGGCTATAATTTCCGCAGCTCTCTAACACATAAAATAGTGATATGGTTGGTAAAATTCACGCCTTAAGCACAGATTGTGGATATTTATACTTTCGAAAAAGTGCAGATGCTGTAAGTGTATTTGGTACTCTTAAGGTCATCAATCAAAATAATATTGACAATCCTACTATTGGTGAAATTCCTGACTTTCTTAATCCTAACTATGATTATGCAGTCTTGAACGTCATTTCAAATTATGCTCCATATATTCCTGTTGGAACATTATGGATATATAGAAATGGAGAAATAAAACTATATCATAATGCCGAAAATACGGATTTTTTTGTATTTGGAAGCTATATTATTGACAGGAGCTAAAATACATTAACTTATTGCTATTTATAATGCTTTCCAAGAATTCCATTTAGATGAATCAGTCTTTGTATTTCTGTAAAATATACTTGGCGTGTTGCCAGGAAATACAATTTGAAAACATCTGTAATCTGTTTTTGCGAGAACCAGCATAAAACAATTTGTGATATTTTCTCCTGGTCTGTTATCACCCTCCGATTGATTTTTAGGCCCATCAATATAATATAAGCCAGTTTTCGTAAATGAGTTATAATCAAAGGTAATACCATCAATTGTAGTTACATTTCCTATTAACGACTCACTATTTAGTTGGTTGAGCGCACCCACAATTGTTTTATTGCTAGTCTGCAATTCCGAAATGGTAGCCTCATTTAATTTCTTAGCTACCCACTTCCAGAAAGTACCAAAAAGGAGTTTTTTATTCTTTCCATCTGCAGAATCACGAACCATCACTTCGTCTGCGTCTACTGGTGTTGCTGTTTTTTTGGTGTAGTTGTTCCAATTGTTATTTGCCATAGTCTTATACCTCCGTTGAAATATGTTGTTTGATAAGTTGTTTCAATTCTTCTAGCTCCGCTTTCACGGAATCAAGCTCAGATTGTATATCTTTGACTTTCTCATGCTCGTTCTTCAACATGGCGAACATACAGGGAATCATAATACGGTAGTTCCAGTTCTCAGCACGTCCTTTTTCGTCATGGTCAACGGCAATCGGGAACCTGCGGTCAATATCCTCTGCAATGAACATTGGCATTTCTTTTCCACACCGTTCGTCTTGCTCCATAAGATATCCATCTTTGTATTTCGCCCAGATTACCTTGACTCTATATAGGTCTTCTAGTTCGTCTTCTTTTACTGTTTTCCCGAGTACTTTATAATGCATAGAGGATGATGCAATTGTTCCGACATCTCCATTTCCATTCTTTCCTAAGTTACTACCAGTTATAAGCTTAGGCATTTCTGGCACATTGAGAGTCAGAGAACTGCTTCCGGTTGTCTCAACTTTCATTCTGGATACAGTCTTCAGAAGAAGACCAGCTTGTTTACTCTCCAAAACAGTCCAATATCCATCAGAGTATTGCGCGGACAAATCGAGAAGCCCATGAACAAGGGGTGAATCGTAACCAGCTGTAGCTACAGACTCATTTATCTGGAACCACTCTTTTCCCTTGAAGTTTTTAAACCCAACCGAGTTATCTATTTGGGTTATTATATTTCCATTCGCGTCATACACCTCAAAGGTGCCATATCCATTATTCGGACCGCCAAGCTTCAATGTTCCGCCTTTTGCATAGGTGAACGAAAAATATAACTGGTTGCCCTCTTTATAAACTCCTTTAACGGAACCATTATTTGTAAGAAGATCAAATATATCTTCGTGGGTAAGTGCGTCCACATCTATCACTACAGGGACAGATTGCATATCCAGCTGATTTGTAGTTCCATCTGCAGCATACAGGATAAATCTAACGGACACAACGCTTCTATCCAGTGAGCTAACAGTATAGCTTTTACTCGGCTCATTCACAGTTGAAACCAATGCGTTTGTAAATGTAGAGCCATCCGTGGAAGTCTGCACATACCATCTACCGGAATATGCTGTTCTTGTAGCACTGTCACCATCTCGATAATAAGCTTTTGCCGTAATTGTACTTGGTACAACCTTGTCATTCTGGCCTCGTTTTAGGATATTAGATGAAAGCTCGATAAAATATGTCCTGCCAGGTACACCCTGCTCTCCTTTATCGCCCTGTTCACCTTTTATCTTCGTCCAGCTATATTTTGTCGGGTCAATGGAATCATCCGGCGTGTCGTAATCAGTATATTGGCCAATATACTGCTTTCCGGCACTGACAACTACATCAAAGCCAGTTTTTCCGTCAGCACTATTCGCATAAGCTATGTGGAAATATGGCGTCTTTCCGTCCGCACCTGCTTTTCCAGGGATACCTTGTGAGCCATTCGCGCCTTTTACAAGTGTCCACGCGTAATCATCTGGATTAGTACTATCTTGCTCGGTAAAATCCGCATACATACCGATATACTCACGATTACTGTCCGACACAGAGAAATCTGTTTTTCCATCCGCAGAATTCGCATAGGCAATGTGTGTATAACTTGTTTTTCCATCTTTTCCGTCTACTCCATCCTTGCCATCAGAACCGTTTTCCCCATCAGCGCCTTTGTATCGGGTCCATGTATAATCAGCCGGATCATCACTTTCCGTTGGCGTTTCCTTATTATTTGCAATTCCGATATACGCAACATATTCTGGCTCAAGATAGATTGGATTTCCTACAGTATCGCATATTGTATTCCCATCTGTATCAATCCATGGAACGGTATCTGGGCTATCCGACATATCTTCGCCGTTTGGCATTGAGGCATATTTCATCCATGTATAAGATGGTTTTCCACTTTCACCTTTTGGACCCTGTACACCTTGATCTCCTTTAAATTGCGCCCATGTGTACTTTTTGGGATCTGTACTATCATTTATTTCAAAGTCCGTATATGTACCAATATACACATCTGGGGTTTTAGTAAGTTGCGAAGATGTTGGATTTTTGACAGGAGCGTATTTGATATGCAGATACGGCGTCCGCCCATCTGTTCCTGGTGCCCCGGCAATTCCCTGTTCTCCTTTTGGACCTTGTGGACCGGTTTCCCCTTTTTCTCCTTGTGGTCCCGGTATGCCTTGGTCTCCTTTTGGTCCCTGGAGACCGTCCAGTCCCTTATCTCCTTTGGGACCAGCATGCAGTTTTGTCAGAACAAGTCTCTTTGTCACAGCCAGCACCTGCAGATATACTGCCTGGATTTCAACCCATCCGTTGTCTACTGTCAGTCCGGTTACGGTGAATGTCTTGGATGCATTGTTCCAGACACCAGTGACACCTTCTGACTTTGTAACCATATAAGTACAATCTGCCGTAATATCTTTTGAACCATACATTACTGTCGGCTTTGTAGTAATCCCAGATGGAAATGTACTGTAATTGCCATCTGAGTCAACGGAAATTGCCTGGTACTCATTACTCAGTTGCAGAGTCATATTTTTAGCTGCAGCTATGTTGTTATCCATTCCCTTAAGCTTGTCAGCTAAAGAAGTATCTCCTAGGTAAAAACGATTGCTGTTGATTGATACCTCCCCGGTATCTGCATTTACTTCAAAAGTGGTGTTTCCGTCATTGTCCTGGGCTTTCAGACCTCTTGTGTTGATCCATTCTGCCTGAATACCGATCGCATACAGGATATTAAGTACTGCATCCCCATTGGAATCAAAACCGGCTTTCCAGGTCTCCCCTCCATCTGTGGAAAGGAAAAATCCGTCAACCCCATTTTTGTAAATAACCTGCGATTCTTCCAGAGTAGGCTTATCATGACGGTAGGAAATTACGGAGCCGTCGTCCTGTTCTTCATCCGTATAATAAAAGCCAAGGGTATTGGCCGCTAGTTCATTCATCTGCTTCAGCTTGATATCATAAGCAGTCATCTTCTGACGAGCATCCTCTTTTACCTGCTCTACCAGAACTTTGTTTTCATCCGGATATTCTGCTCCCTGGGACTCCATGCTCTTTGCTTTGCAAGAAAAATTGGTAGAATCCGCGAACAGAAATTCAATGTCAGTTGCATAGGATCGGTACACATTTCCACGGTAATCTTCGAACTGGACTGCATCACCAAAGGTTGCATATCCGATTGGTACACTGCCTAAAGAAAATGGAAGGATCTGGAAACCAACCAGAATCCGTCCGATACGGTTCACACCGTCCTCGGCGTTTCCAGCAAGCAGCTGGTTTTCTTTCAGATTGATCATATAACCTTCGGTTCCGTATACATAATCCTGTTTGTCTTCTGTATATTTCACTCCAGTAACTGTGATAATATCAGTATCCGTCTGCACGTCATCAATGCCCTCGGAAAGATCCAGACCAATAGTCGCATCCTCCCTGGTCATGATGATCTGATTTCCTTCCGTATCACAGATACTGTTTCCCTGGGTATCTAGCCAGGGTGTTTCCACAAGCTCCACTACCTTAGGTGCTTCCTGGTAGGTAACAATCCTCAGAAGATCATTCTCATCAATCCGCGCATTACCACCAGCAAGAGCAGCCACCATTCCGATCACAGCCCTGTATGTCGTACTGGTCGGCTTCTGCATGACGCGGAAATCATCATTTGTAAACGCTGCATCTCCCAGGGAAATCCCACATGCCTGACAGCAGTCACGAAGGACTTCCCCGGCAGTACAGGGAAAAGTAAGGTTGGTTTCATAACTTTTGTCCGTTTTACTCATGTAATCCAGCAGTGTAAGGTTTATTTCCTCATCAACAGCAGGCTTTTTGCGCACAATAAAAGACCCTCTTTTGAAGGTCTCCACTTTCCCATCTGATAATTCCAGATTCATGTATATTGCAAATACCGCCCTGTTAAAACTGTATCCCGAAAACTGTCCCTCATCATTTACCAGGGATATTGTAGCTGTCTTTTCAATTGCCACACCTACAGGGAAACTGCTGCTGTCTGCTGAATCCACGATTCCGTTTCCATCCAGGTAAAAGTCTTCTTTTTTAAGCGGAAGGTTTGTCCCATCTGCAAGAGTAACATTTGCTGTTACATAATAATCCTGGTTTTCTTTTGACTCTTTCAGGAGCTGATCAGATACATTGATCATAATTTCTTTTTCCTCCTTATGTTGATTGACAGGCCTGTCCATTTTTCATTGTTCTTTTCCAGGGTCTGCGCATCCATGTTGTAATTGGAACAATAAAATTCAGCGTCAATCCATTTTCCCGGAATTCTGGGATCTTTGTGATGGAATGTGAAGCTCTTCTTATCAATGAGAACATTCAAGATTGCTGCGATTTCTTCCCAGGTAAGTTCTCCCCACACAAGGTCATATCCGCTAATTGTACCCATAACGGAATTATGCATGGTCAGCGACTGATCACGCTTTGTGCTTTTGGTGCTTGTTGTGGAAAACACCGGTTTATAAGTTTCAGGAGCCGCAATTGCGACTCCATCAATTTTAAAACATTCTTCTGCCATCCAAGCACCTCCTAATCATCAAGCTTAAACGGATTTCTTCCTCCGTTCCGGTTTCTTCTCAGTTCTCCTTCTTCCAGTACAATATCCAGGAGATTTCTTCCGGAAGCAGACACGGAAACATTGTAGGTATTGTTTCCCTGCTTACCACCAGTTTCTTCCCTTACAATCTGCCGGATCAGGCTTTCCGGAGCTTCCAGGTTCCTGCCGTTCTTCTGGTCCCCCAGTACTGCCAGGAACTCGCTTCTTGGCGGGATCACGGCTCCTGTTGCCAGGTATGGTACTGTGTTTACCCTTGGCAAATTTAAGCTGTAATTGCCCCATCTACGACCGCCATTTGGCAGCTGTACATTGTAGGAGAAGGTAAAACCTCTCTCAATATTACCTATGGTGTTGTTGATATTGCCGACCGTAGTGTTTACTTTTCTAATAACATCATTCAGGGTATCTGTTATTCCTCTGATTCCGCTTGAAATCCCAGATAACAGATTATTTCCTATTCTTGTTCCAACTGGTTCCATATTTCCAGCAAGTCCTTCAAGGCGTATATTCATGTTGCGGATCATTTCAGAAATAATCTGTTCAATACGATCTCGCGCACGTTCCCATTTTTTTGTCATGGTATTGTACTGACTTGAAAAATGGCTTTCTACCGTTTTGTGCATTTCTCCCAGTTTTAAATTTGCGTGTTGCTTCATCTGATCGAGATTCTTATCTACTTCTTCTGCTGAATTTCCCCAGTTTGTTACCGTTGCTGTGCTGATATTCCCTGTATGGTCCGATACAGAACGCTCAGTTTCTGACATTGCCTTTTCTGTATCCGTCTTAATTCCAGACATGGCGTTACCTATTGCTGCAGAAGCTGCACCCATTCCAGTTTCAACAGATTTCTTGGTATTATCCATGGAAGTCTTTGCACTAGATTCGGTCTCCCTGACAGCCTCTGGAAATACTTCAGCAAAAATCTTTGCCACAGACTCTGTATTAATTCCTAGTTCTTTTGCACGCTCCATTATTCTATTAAAAGCGTCCTGTGCAGTGCCGCCAGAATTTTCAGCTTCCATTAATGCTGTGTCAAGTTGAACCATTTCGTCTGCGCTGAGTCCTAGTTGCACCTGTAATTGCGGGAGAACATTGTTATACAAATCGTCAATAGACTGTTTTCCAAGATCAATTGATCCAGCCATATTTGTTGTGTTGTCACCAAGAGTTTTGATTGATTCAGACAATATATCAAACATATCATCTGTGATCAGTCCCTGCTGGTACAAAGAGGAAAATGCCTGCTCTGCCTGATCGGATGTGACGCCCATCTCTCCAAGTTTGTCAATCAGTTTCTGTGTTGCACTTGCCTTGTCTTCGGCGGTCATCCCTTCCTGTTCCAGACTTTCTTTCAACTGCCAGATTTCCTCTGCAGATCCAGAAATAATGTCTCCCCTGTGCTGCAAGGTCTGAATAAAATTATTCATGGTATTGCCAAATGTACTGCCAATGCCATTACCGCCCTGCATGGTTTCCACAAATCCTGCCAGTTCAGAAGTTGCAACAGTTGCTGCACCTCCCACGGCTATGATCAAACCTGCAGTTCCAACCAATGGACCAAGAGCAGCTGCAAAATCTGATGCAGCCCCGGTTGCACCTTTCAAAGCGTTTCCCAGTACCGTCTCCACGCCATCTGTGAGCGCCGCTGTATTCTCAGCGCTTATAAGCTTAGTTGCCAGGCGTCCGATCAAGTAAGCTGCCAGATGATCAAGACCGGTTATCTGTGCCACTTTCACAGCACCAAAGGCAACAATAAGTCCTGCCGTTATCTTTCCTGCCAGACTGCTTCTCCAGAGACCATCCAAAGCTCCGCCAAGTCCGTCTATTAGTGCGCTTGCTGCAGTCTTAAGCAATTTTCCCCAGGGCAGTTCCGCAAGAAACTCGCCAATTCCTTCTCCCAGTTTCTGGAAGGTACCATTATCGATAGCAGCTGTGATACAATCGCACAGATGGGAAAGGAAATCCCCAAAGGCTTTTCCGTTTCCCTTCCAGTCAATGTCATTAACCATGGTCTGAATGCCAGATTTCAAATTCTCCTGGAAGCTCTTCCAGTCAAATTCATTGTCAAAACCAGCTAAGGTTTCAAATGCTCCGTTGATCACACCCACCAGAGCTTTTGCAATATCCGTAAAACTGATCCTGCTGAATGTTCCTGTCATAGCCTTTCCAACGGCTTTTCCAAGCTCTGTCCAGCCGGTTATGCCAGCGTCATTCTTTCTGGACATTTCATTCACAAATCCGGATAACATTCTCCATGAAATCATGAACTTGTTTCCAAGCAATTCACCAAGAGATGTCCAGTTAATTTCCCGGATAGCTCCACGAAGACCTTTTGCAATGCTGGAACCAATTTTATTAAAATCAATACCGCCATTTCCAATCAGAAGATTTAAAGAATTAACTAATGTGTTAACACCTGCACCAAGAGTCCGCCCCATCAGATCCCAGTTGATGTGATCGACCAGGCTGTTGAAAGTTGTGGTAAACGCGGTAATGAACTTGGTGACCTTAGGACCTACGTTATCCCAATTGATGACGTTATAAATCTTCTGCAGACCTTTATTGATACCATCCGCAATATATGCGCCAAGGCCTTCCCAGTCTTCGTTCTGGATCAGTTCCTTGATCTTATCTGCAATCCCTTTCAGGGAGCTTTCGATCGGAACCTCTTCAAACATATCACCTGCGGACGGACCGGAATAACCTCCTCCGGATCCGCTTCCAGAATCAGAGCTGCTGCCGTCATCATACCGGTTAATCTCATCAATCGGACTGAGATATCCCTGTAATGCTTTGGCAGCTTTCTTGGCACTGTTTGCCGTCTTATCCAGACTGGCTGCATAATTCTCCTGAACTGCAATTGCCTTGACAAAAGTCTTCTGTCCGGTAAGCGCTGCAATCAGCATTCCCACGCGCGTTACTGCCTGAGATATAAGATTGATAAAATTCACCAGGATTGGTGACACCACGGTAAGGATCGGCGCAAAAGCTGTGGAAAAGCTGTTTTTCAGCTGGGTAAGCGCCGACTGCAGTTCTGACAGACAGGTATTCACATCCCCAGTCTGGGTTGCCAGGTCATACTTGGCAAGGTTCTGTATGCCCTCTCCAATAGCTCCTCTCAGCTTGTTGAACAGTGCAAACAGGGAACGGATTCCGAAGGCGTATTTCAGCAAATTCTTAAGAGACAGTGTACTCTTATTCGCTGATTTATGAATGGCAAAGATACCACCGGAGATCTTCTGCAGCCCGCCAACAATTGCACCGGATGCAAGCTGCATGAATTTTGACATCAGCTTATCAAGGGCCTGCCAAAGTTCATGGAGTTTTTGCTTCATGCCGGTGATTCCGGATTGCTTTAACTTTTCAGCAAAACGCCGGGCTGATTCCGCAAGTCCACTGAATTTAGAGGACGATCTGGCAGCCTCTTCGCCGCATTCCTTTAATTTCATTTCTGTAGTGGCAAAAGAAGTATTTAAACGGTTGTTCATATCATCCAGGCGCATTTCTTCCACAGTAAGCCTGGAAGCCGTGCTCTGATATTCAGAAAGACTGCGCGGATCCACGTAGGCAATGCCAGAACTTTTCATTTCAGCCTGTTTCTTCTGGAGCTTGTCCATCTTCGCCCAGATTTCATCCAGTTGGTCATCCAGATTCTTCATGGAGTCTGCCGGGAATCCCATATCAAGCCATTCCCTTTGCTTCTGTTCCACCTTTTCGAACTCATTGTCCAATTTCTTGATTTCAGCCCCAAGGCGCTTGTATTCCTCAGTCTCAATTTTCTGATCAGAAAGTTCCTTCAGCCTCTTTCTCAGAGCCTCCACCTTCTGTTCCTGCTGCCCATACTGGTTATTCAGTTTGGAAAGGGAGTCCAGCTGCTTCTGAAGGGCGATCTTAGCCTTTTCCCCAAGACCTTCCACAGAGGAAGACATGCGCTTGACAGAAGCCTCTATTTCCTTCATTCCGACCTTTATACCTTTTTCATCTGTCTCTGTATAAATCGTAAGTGTTCCGTCTGCCATGTTCTCACCTCTTCAATCCAAACAGTTCCCTAAGAGCTGCCTCTTCCTCAGCTGCCCTTTTCTTGGTCTCACCCTGGAGATCTATCAGCTTTTTATTCTTCCGGTAAAATTCCAGTTCCCATTTTTCCAGCTTCTTGCCGTTCATTTTCTTCTGGCGGATCTGAAGAATCTCATGAAAAAGCCCTTCTGAGATTTCCATGTATGCACCCATGAACGTCCACCAGTGCATGTACTTCACAGACCGGATATCTTTTCCCATGTTTTTATTGATTGCAGAAGCAATTAGGGGAGAATCCTTATCCCAGTCCATCAACCGGGCTTTGTTTTTCCCCTCACCACTGATTCCGCAGTCAATAAATTCAAACGCTTTGTCAATGGCCTCCTGCAGGTACTCATCCGGTATTTCTTCAGCATTCCAGAAAAAGATATCAAACAGAACTTCTATCCTGTCCTCTTCATTCAGATCCGGATCTGCCATAGCTTTCAAGATATCCAGGATTGCCCGAAAATCTGTCCGGATTGCATACTGCTCGCCGCCCAGCTCAATAGACCTGGGAAGGCTCCACATATCATCCATGACGGCGGCGCTTCTTTGTGTAGTTCGGCTTATGCTGCTGGTACTTCTGGGTGTACTTGCTTACCCTGCTCTGTGTTCTCTTGATCCGGACGTCAAACTCTTTATTGATCACATCGCGCAGAGTGTCCATGCACACTTCCACAAACAGTTTTCCATTTGCCATTGGAGAAAACGGCCCCATGATGGAAAAGAAGGTAGAACCGGTATCTGCTCCCATCAGGTAATCCATTTTTTCAATTACCCTCTGTTCACACTCATTCACGGGTTCTTTTTCGTCTGTGGTAAAGTTTGCAAAATACTGCTGCACTTCCTCATATCTGGAAATGATGTTGGTATCTGCTGGACGGAAACGGAACACCGCCAGATTCTCGCCGTAGTGGTTCTTTATGTCATACTCCTTGCTGCCATCATCAATGACAATTGTGTTTGTGTCCTGGTTCTGTATCTGTTCCATGATTACCTCCTAAAATGGGGAGCACGTCCGCGACATGCTCCCGTTAACATTTTCACTTATTACTCTGTGATCTCTCCAGCTGCAAATACCGGATTTCCAGTCTTAAGAGACTCCGCAGTTACATATCCCTTTGTTCTTGCTCCATTCTCATGAACATTGAACGGGAAATTAACGCCCTCAGTACCGCCTCCGTAAGACTGTGGTTTTACCAGTACTTCCTGTGCATAAGCCAGATGTTTAACAGCTTCTGTGTCCTCTACAATAACCTCCAGCATCAGAGTCTTGCAGGCGTCACCTTTTAAACGTCCCATGGCAATCTCACGGATCTTTGGATAAAGTTTTGAGGCTGGATCCGCATAGAATGGATCTGCACTCATGGATGGCTGGTAGCCTTTGTCAGTAACCTTGGTTTTGCCAAGAATGTTCGGTTTGGTTTCTGTATCTGGATTCAGATCTACAGACATGTCGTCAATGTCCTCACCCAGAATTTCCCATGCTGCTTTTGCCGGATCACTTCCCCAGGAAGTATCCAGGAAATGTGCTAATGCTTCTCTTTCTAACTTCATGTTCTCTTTTTCCTTTCTTTGTAAATAACTCTTGCCTGTATCATGTATCTTGCCATTGTCCCGTCCTGGTTCACCCCGGACAGATTGGGCATGTTCTGGAGATTCTCCATCTTTTGGATCTCGCATTCTTCCCCGAAGTCTGGAAAATCCTTGCTGTCATTCTGCTGATCCAGCCAGTCCATAAAAGCCTGCGCAAAGTTCATGGCTTCCAGGTTCAGATCATCCTGGCAGGAAGAATAAGATTTGACGATCACAATGGTAAAGCCGTATTCCTTCAGGACATCGCCGGTAATATATTTCTTTTTCACCTTGTCAGAATAATTTGTGATCAGTGAAATGCTGTCCTCCGATTCAGGGGAAAAGTTGAAGTTCAGCATGTCACCGGCAAGCTCGCTGACCTTTGGCTCAAAATATGCTTTTATCGCATCATGCTTTGTCATACTCTTCCTCCCAGCTTCAGATATTCTTCATAAGACTTTGCCAGGTCTTCTTTCCTTGCAGTCATCATAGCCTGATCCCAGTGATCTGTTGCCAGAGGATGACGAAAAGTATTGTACTTCAGCTTTCTGCCTGTCGGGTTCTTATGAGGTGGAGACCAGAAGCCCATCAGCTCCTCGCCATCAAAGATCGGGATATTCGGACCATACAGCTCACCCATGTACTGGTAATGGGCATAGGGGCTGTTATAGGTGATGTATCCTGCATCCTCATCCGCCGTGATATCTACATTCTGTGCAAGTACCAGGTTATCCGCCGGCACGTAAGGATCCATGAAACGTGCTGCAGTCGTCGCCAGGAAAAGCATGCCCGGCTGTCCGCCCAGCTTCTTTTTTGCAATCCGATCAGGAGGATCATTCCATTCAAATTTTACTTTCATGGTATCAGCCTCCCAGTCTGTAATGCTTTGCCAAGGGGAAACTGGTGTTGTCAGAGAATGCTGTTACTTTGAACGCATTCGGTTTATGCCGGTTCAGTACCTGCGCTGCAGTCTGACCAGAAACTCCCGTGATCTCATCCAGGCATTCCCCATAGATCACAATGTCTCCCTGGGAAGCTGTGAAATGTTCCTCCGGAATATCTTTGTATTCTGCATAGGGCAGGTATCTGCCATCCTCTGGGATCCGCACCACATAGGTATTCTGGACACTTGCCTGGGTGCCGTTAAAGCCAGTATTCACCTGTGCTTTCCAGAAACAGTTATGGAGCACTGTCCGCTTCCAATGCTCCTTCCTGTCTTCACTGTCTGCTGCCTGGATCCGGTTGTATAAAGTGATGGTATGAATGTAATTCTGGTTCATGCTCACACCCCCGAATACAAAAGCCCGGTATTTCCAAGATACCTGTAAATGATCTCCCTGATCTTCTTCTGTTTTCCCTCTTCTGTGAAAGTTGACTGGGACAAATCAAAAGTTCCGGATTCCCCGTCATTGGAATAGGACTGCAAAACACCGCCCTGCTCCGCCGCCTGCTGTGCGCTCTTATCTGCCTGATACAGAAGCTCTGCAAGCTCACAGGTGCAATCTTTCACTTCATCTGTGATAAGCCCGAAATTGGAAACCAAGCGGCTGAATGTGTACTGGTTCAGCACACGCTCAGCCTGTTTTTCCCATAACGGGAACTCATCCTCAGACAGCTTTGGATCACGACCCATCAGGTAGCCAGATTCATAGTAATTGTAAGAGGCGTACATGCTTCATCACATCCTTGTCATTCCTGTGCTACAAGAGTAACATCTTTTGTCACTGCTGCCTCTGCCACAATAACTGTTTCGGTTACCGGGATATAGCCTTTCTTGGTAATCTTCGCAGGGTATGTACCTGCACGCAGATTAAACTCTGCTTTTCCATCTTCATCAGTTACCAGAATTGCCCCGTTCACGTTAACGCGCGCACCCTTATAAGCTGTTGGGCTTTCGTCTTTACCATCAGTTACAGTGAAGGTAACTTTCTGGGTAGTAATTGGAGTGCCTGGCTCAAGATATGCAAACGCGCATCCGGTACGGTCTTCATTCATTCTGGTAGCCGGATTTGGAAGAGCCCAGCCCATGCGGAATACTACACGAAGTGCTGTCATATCCTGCTGTGCCAGGTTATACACAATCTCACTTGTTGTTGGATCCTGAATTACACCTTCTGTAAGAATTTTTACTGTAACGTCCTGGCGGATGGCATATACTGCCTGACCAAAGTCGCCAACTACAAGCTGTGCAATATTAGAATAGAAAGAGCCGTTTTCCGGGAAGGTAATTGGTGCCCCATCTAATGTGTATCTTGCAACATCCTGCATATTGCTTTTGAAAATTGGCTGTCCTGTAGTATCGCGCAGGCCACGGAGTTTTGACTTGAAGTTCATAGGTGCAAGTGCTCCGGAAACTCCGTAGCCATCATCCTCAACCTTTGCAAATACTCCATTCTCGCCAAGGATAAGATCGTAATAATCCTTTCCTGCTGCCGGCGAGACATTGTTTCCTGCCTGTCTTGCTAGGGTAATAAGGTCTGCCTGCCACTCTCTCGGACGATTATCTCCAAAGATAACAGCAGCATCTACTTTCTGACCGATTGCCTCCATAACACGCGGAGTGATCTCGCCAAAGATATCAAATTCTGAATCAGAAAGAACTGCATCTGGGATTGGTACGATAACCGCCAGCTCTCCAGCATTCAGATATACGTTATCCCACGCCTGTCTGGTGGTCTGTTTCATACCGGTATCACCATCTACCCAGTAAGCGGTTGGCAGGAAATCCAGTACACGGATCCTTGTCTGGTTAGATGTCATGTTGGGAAGTTTTCTTGCCATCCCCATAAATACAGAATTTTTCGGTGCATCCTGAAAAATATTAGATACAATCTGCTCGCGGATGATTGCCTCTACATCCGCTCTATTTGTAATATTTACTGACATTCTTTATACTCCTTTTCCGAGCAGGCTTCTAAGTGCTTCGTTTGCCTGTTCTTTTTTAGTCTGTGCATCATTGTTGATTCCTGTAGTGGAAGAAACCACTCTCGGAACAGTTGTCTGCTGAAACAGATAATCATTGTCTTCAATGTCCTGTGTCTGGTTCTTGGATGCCTTTAAAGTATCTACATCCAAAAGAGCCATGATTGCTTTCTCATTTCTTCCGGACGCTTTGCGGATAGCCTCTTTCACGGAAGCATCAAAAGCATAATCAGATTTGATTTTCTCAATCTCCGCATCCTTGCCCTGGAGCTGCTTTGTCAGATCTGAAACTTTTGTCTGCAGCCCGGCTGCATCAATCCCTTCCATTGCTTTCAGAGATGCCTGCGCAGTATCCAGCTGAGTTTTATATCCATCACGCTCAGCCTTAACTGCATTCAGTTCTTTTCCATACTCAGACATAACAAAATCAATCTGCTCCTGATTTAAACCTTTTCCCTGTAAATCTTCTGTTTTCATGTTTCTCCTTTCTTTGCCATCCCATAGGTTATTTATAGGTGTGTAACCATCCACCAGACAGCTGACTGTTTTAGGCTTATCATCTGACCAATTTTGAGTATAAAAATAACACCCGGAAGATTCCGCGTGCTAGTTCACTGTTTAACGGACAGCTCCGAGATATTTAGGATCACCTCCTGTTGCGCCGGCGCAACTTTAATCATTGTGCGTAACTTTAAGTCCCCACTGCGGAAGAAAATTAATCTCATAATGGTACTTGTCCACATCCGATCCAGAAATATCTTCGACTACATACATGGTGTAATCATTCAAATAAACATAGTCTTTCTGATACTTTCCTTCTGCAGTCTCAATAATTACTTCCAGTTCGCTTGAAGAGTTATTCTTTAGCGCAAATGTTCCAGTCAGTTCCAACAGGATGGTATCTGTTCTGGCATTTAGGACAGTAAGTTTTCTGGTTACATTGAAGTTATCTGCCTCCTGTGAAATGTTCGCACTCACCTGATCAGCTTCTGTACAACCAGTGGCTGCAAAACACACCAGAATTACAAGTGCCATCAGCGCTGCAACTTTCTTTGTTACTCTCTTTTTCATTTTCTTCATCCTCTCTTTCTTAAAAATAAGCACAAAAATAACACGTTTTTCAACGTGCTATCATCGTTTTAATAACAGTATTGATATTTAGTCAATATCCATGCCATTTACACTTTTCGCATATTTCTTCCCAATTAGGCTTTTTCTTAAATCTTTTAGGAACTGTCTCCTTCTTAATAATCCCATCTACTGCATCAGAATTTTCAATGCAATCAATGGGTTCTATATTCTCATCCACCAAGGGACACATTACAAAATCAGGACCACACATATTTACATTCCTTCCACATTCTCCAGCTGATCAACAATGTCCTCTAAAGCTTTCCCGTTGAAGAAGGGTGTTTTCATCACTTCATCAATACTGTGTGCTTTCATATAATCATCTCCACACCACATATCAAAATCATCTTCTGAGAATGGATCCACTCCACATTCTTTTTCATGATAATCAAACAAAACATGTGTGCATATGCTGTTAATCCTATCTCTTAAATCTTTCGCAGTCATAATATATCCTCGTTCTCCTTTCTCTCCTCAACAGTCATCTCCCTGGTTGTTCGCTTTACTTTACCATTTTCAGAATAACTGTAATCATGTGCGTGCTCCCCGTTTACTCCATACGGATGTTGTTTAGGATTTCCATGATTGTGATTACTTATCTGCTTATACTGTCTACCATTCTCATCATAATAATTTCTCTCAATTCCGCCTTTCTTACCAGTTAACTGAGTGATACTATTAGGAGTTCCTGTTAAAGTAATTTTCTTAACTTCGATTATATCCTGCCCCGCTGCGTTTTTCAATGTCGGAGGCGCTATTTTTTCAAGCTCTGCTTTAGTCGGCATGAACTTTCCTTTTAGACCATCCTGTGTAATTCTTGCTTTCTGTTCTGGAAGCTTCATCTTCTCTGAGAAATCCTTGTAGGTCTGCATCTGCCCCTGGTACTTGGCTTTTGCCAGGATTATTTCCTGCTCATCAGCTCCACCCTGCTGAAGTAGTTTTATTTTCTGCCTCTGGGCGCGCATGCCACGCTCCATTTTTCTCTGCTGCTGAAGGGCTTCATAGGTGGTGTACTGCTTTCCGTTGTACTCTTTCGGAGTGTTCTCCTCTTCAAGCATTTTCTGAAGCTGTTCATCCGTGTAGGTTCGTTTTGCGCCAGGTGGGATTGGCTTATAGTCATGATAACAATTAATTCCTTTCAAACCTGTTATCTCACCAAGACCACAAACTTGTTTTAATTCCTGCATACTCCAGACTTTTCCCTGCCAGGGTTGGTGTGTGGGTCTGGCTCCAACATGGTAGCTGACTTCGTATAAATCAGTTCCCAGTTGATTTGCAAGCATCTCCATTATTTTTCCCTGTACCTGGCGGAAGCCAGTGAGGATTGCTCTCCTGGCTGCTACGTCAATTCTATCACGGTGACCAGAATCATACTCTATGTACCGAAGCCCAGAGGCCGTCATCTGATTCACCGTCCGTTTAAGCACTGTATTATAATCAAATGCTCCTGACTTGATATCTATAACAGCCTGGTCCATGGTAGTTCTGTAATATTCCAGCAGAGGTGAAGACTGGATTCTTCCAGTTGCCGGATTACGGATAGCAAATCCCATGGAACCGGTCAGATTCTTATATTCTCCCTGGAGCTGCTTCTTGGTTGCCTCAATCAGCTGCTGAAGCACAAAATTTTCTTCAAGTGGAATCTGCTGCATTCCAGCAAGTTTAAAGAAATGCTCCTGCTCATAATACTGTTTGTACACCTCATCAGAAAATATCCTGTCCATTTCTGCATCTGTTGCTTGTAATGCGCTCTGGATCCATCCACGGATATCTTCCTCTGCCATTCCCAGTTGCTGAAGCCTGCTGATCTGCCAGTCTACAGAAGCACTTGCAAAACTGTTTTCTTTAATCCGGCGGACAATATCTGTCATGATCCGGACTTCCAGTTCTGAGAAAATGTTACTGACTTTCACTGTGAGTTTTTCAATCTCGCCCTGTGTCATTCAATCACCGTCTCCTCTGGCTGCTGAACTGCTGCCTTTGCCTGCTCTTCTGTTTCCCCATACCATTTCATTCTGTATTCCCACAGTGGCATTGCACCCATGGAAACATCCAGCCTGTCAGACTGCCGTTCTGACTCTACATCCGTTACAATGGAATCGTCCCAGTCAAAAGAGGTCTGATAAGTTCCAGATGGGCATAAATGATATAAATCGCACCAGAATGCGATTGCATCCACCAAGTCTTCAAGTGCATGCTGCAGTGCAGTCTGGCAGCTTTGCACAAAAGAATAAGACCGCTGTTTACTTGCTTTGATTTCTTCTGCGGTCTTGTCTGTGTTATTTGGATCTGAAATTGTTCCATAAGCCAGGTTACAGTCGAACTCAATCATTCTCATAAGATGATTCCAGCCGTTAAAGTAGGATATATCTCTGATATCTGGTGAGAATGTGTCCATAAAAGGCTTATCAACCACACCTGTATTATATTCAACTGCTCTGTACAGCCTTTTCTTGCCTGCCGGATAAACAGGTTCTCCAGTGCTCTGATTTCTTCCTAACAGGCTCTGTGCAATGTGCACTGCTGTTTCCTTGCTTTCATATTCCCAGTTGATCTGAGAATATCTTCTGTCGGCTTCCTGAATGTGTTCCACAGCCCTTGAAAATACAGAAGCTCCAAGCGGACTTTCCGAATCCTGGTTGTTTCCAAGCGGTACCTTAAAATATCCAAACGGCAGCTTGTCTATACCAGAGAATGTCATTTCCTGCGCAAGCTCTGACCACTTAGGAACCGAATTAACCGAAATTTCAGTCCCGATCAGTCCCTCAGTTCTGGAGACAAATGCTCTGTTTCGGATGTTCAAAAGCCCATCCTTCAAAGTGTGGATTTCTATCCTGCTGTATATTTCATTATCCCTGCGGAACTGATCCAGAAAGGCGCATTTCGTAATGGTTTCTGTATCAAATTCCAAGGGAAAGAAATTATCCCCTTGAATATACTGGATGGAAATACCATTCGAAGTCACATAAGGCTTGAAGATCAGGCTGCCTTTTGCGTCTGCATACTCAACCTGGATTCGTAGCTTCTCAATTACTTTCTGGTAGATTTCGTCAATGTATGAAGCCTTGGTACTTCCAGACACTTCACTTTTTACTTCCAGAACTGTCAGCCTGGCAATCTCTCCTGCTACTGCTGCCGCGATCCCTGCACTCTGTGTGTTGGAATCCAGCCATGGAGCCTTATCTTTGTATAATGCAGACCACATTTCAATATGTGCTGCTGTTTTCCCACTCATTGCATAATCAATCTGCTCATCCTTGTCCAGGATCTTACGCAATGCCTGATACATATTTGTATAATTCATATTAATCACCCGTACCTGATGAGCTGGCTGATCAGCCGCTCAAATGTATATTCGAAACTGTCTAATGAGTCAATATCGCTGGTTCCGTCATCCAGTCTAACATTCCTAGTCAGCTCTTTCGGATCCCAGACTGCTGTGCACAACGCTGTTACAAGACTGTCACATTCCCCATCCATATAAGCGAAACGACCCTGCGCCATCAAAATTGAGGTAGCATTGATACGGTCATTAATCTCCGTTTTCAATGCATTCTCCACTCTGATCCATCCAAGGCCATTTTTTCTTAAGCTGGTTCTTATACCAGCAATCAGTGTCTGCTCTGCGCTATCCGCATAAACCACTGTAATAAATCCATATCGACTTAGTATCTTCTGGCAGAAATTACAAAACATCTTTCCAAGCATGTCTGGATCAATCTCGATAGGATTTCCGCTTTCATCCTTACAGCTGATCCATTCGGATGCCAGGGGAATCACCATCTGGAATCCTCTTGTTATCGCTGTAGCTGTAAAGGAATGTCCTGATCCGGAACCACCAAAGTCAATGCCAAGATTAATCTCCATGATATCCTTTGGCTTCTCTTTCAGAGCAAAGCCAAACTTCTTGGTGCTGATATCATCTGCAAACCTGCGGAAGATCAGCCCATTCGCTACAACGCGCATTCCCTTGATGTCACGCATGTACCAGATTGAATTGACATCATAGCGGCTCTCGATCTCGTGAAGACGTTCTGGAGTAATATTTATATTATCGTAGATGGTACAGTGCATATAATTATATCCGCCTGGAAAGTTTCCCTCTTCCTGCTGCCTCTGGTATCTGTCAATATACTCTGAATAAATGGCTGCTCTTGGATTATCCGGGTTAAGGTCCCAGAACACCTTCAGTCTTTTAGCTGCCAGCTGACGGTTGAATGCCTCTTTGATCGTATTATCATGGTGGAGGTTGATCTCAGTCGCAATCCACATCCCATAGGAATTACCACGGATTTTCTTAAAACTGTCCTCTTTTGCTCCACCGGCAAAGATTACAATTTTCTGCTTGTTATTGGTTGCTGGTCCTTTAATAAACAATGCTTCATTGTCCTTGTATTTTCCCCAATGGCTCTGACCTCGGAAGATCCATTCAAGTCCCATTCCGTTGCAATCACCAATATTCATCTTTGCATTTGCCATTGTGGAACCTGTTGCAAGATGGATCTTATCTGGTGTTGTTTTCAGTTCATGCGCAAAAGCAAACACATTGTCAACTGTCTTACCGGCACGAACAGCACCTTCTGCAACGTTGTACGAGCATTCCCGACATTTCCTGATATAGTCTTTGTGCTTTTCTGAGAAATGGAAAAGAATCGTTTTCTTCCTAGTGAAATTATTTACTGCTGCCATAGATCTCACCCTCTATATCGTCCAGATCTTCAATCTCCTGGTTATTACCGGTAAGCTTATCCGTCTGTGCCTTCATCTGGGCGATCCGTACTCGCTGTTCCTCAGAAGCCGCCTCCCAGTTCTTGTGAAGCATTTCGTCATACTGTTTGATCATGCTACGAAGTTCGCCCTGGGCTCTGGCCTGAGCTTTCAGGAAATTACTCTGCTTATCCCAGGCCTGCTGTATTTCCCATTTCTCGCCAATGACATTGCCCTCTTTTTCTTCGATTTTCTCAATGGTTTTATCCTGCTGGTCTTTTACATAGGCGATCCTCTGTGCCCGGATGATTGCAGCATAGGCAAGCTGTATCTGGTGCCACAGAAGATCCAGCGGATCAGCCTGATCAATCGCAGAAAAAATCTCCCTGGTTTCCTCAGGGAGATACTTGGAGAAGAATCCATACTTCTCTGCTTTCTTATTCCCAGGCGGTCCGCCGGAACTGTTCTTGTTTCCTGGCTGAGCGCCTCTTTTTCTTTTAGGCAAACGTTCGCTTTTCTTATCCGAGCGTTCGTTTTCCCACTTATGAGTACACTTCCATCTCCGGACAGTGCCCTCTGGCAGATTCAGTTGACTTGCAATCTCAACCAACCTCTGCCCCTGCAGGTACATTTCTTTCGCCTGCTCTATTCTCTTGTCCGGCGCCCTGGCCATGTCTCATCACCTCTGTTTCGTTGGTTTTGGGTACAACAAAAGCAGCCCCGGGGAGCTGCCTTGTTGGTGCGTGTGTTGTTAATTATTTAGCTGTTACTTTTACCTATACTGAAGTATATCTGCCAGTAGCCCAATCTGCCAATCCATGATTTACCCAATTTTTCACGTACTGATCAATTTGTGCTTCCAACTCTGCCATTTCTTCTTCATTAAAATTAAACTCTTTTATTTTTTCTTCAGGATTGTAACATGGCCCTTCTTCTTGTATTATAATTTCCCCGATAACATTTAACTTGCGAAATATTTTCCAAGCAGTCTCTCTATCCATTTCTACATCAACGTTATCACAATAACGTTTGTATCTGTATTTCAATCCCTCTCTGTCTTGCTTCAGACATTCTGAACAAACACCAGTTCCAA